GTTCTGCCGCCGCGTTGGTCATCGTCTTTTTACGCTTGCCCATGAACTGCTCCTGTGCGGATTGCTGGGCGGAGGTGAGCGCAGTTTCAAGCTCGGTAATCCGCTCAAAGTGTTTCCGGCTTTGATCGCGTAGAACTACAAAATCATCCGCGTTATCACCATTCTGTTTCACGTACAGTTCGTTGAGTTCTTCCAGCCTCTTGTTTTCCTCTTGGGCGGCGATCCCTTTACGGATATAATGGTCAAGCTTCTCGCCCAACCTGTCGCACTCTGCCGCAAGTCTGTCGCGCTCCTGCTCAACCTCGGCAAGCTTGGCTTCGCACTGCTTTAACTTCTCGTAATCTATCGCCCCACAGTCGCAAAACTCCTCATTATCCCAATAACAGCATTTATCGCTATGCTGAAGCGTAGCAACGTCAACTTGGTAGTCCATCACTCCCCTCCCTTAACCATCCGCTCCCGCCTCGCCTCTTTACTGCCCTTGCGGGGCATCTTCGCCGCTGCCTTTCGCTGCGCGTCGCTGGCCTCGGTGCGGGTTTTCGCCCTCTTGCCCATAAAGTGCGCGGGTGTGCCTTCTTCGCCGCAGCAGAGGCATTTTACTTTTTCGTGATTGCAATCGCTCATATTTCTCCTTTGCAGCCGAATTGAGACGACCCGCTGTCGCGTTAACCGGGTTACCCCGGCCTCTCCGCTGGTTGATTTAGCCGTTGCCGTAGCCGTTGCCGTAGCCGTAGCCGTCGCCGTAGCCGTCGCCGTAGCCGTCGCCGTTGCCGTAGCCGTAGCCGTCGCCGCAGCCGTCGCCGTCGCCGTAGCCGTTGCCGTAGCCGTAGCCGTCGCCGCAGCCGCAGCCGTGCGAGGTCTGCGAATCCTCGCCTATGAAAGTTTCCCGGCCCATTTATCCCCCTTGCACTGGATGTGCATTATTGCGGTCATCGGGTGGTATTCTACGGGCGGGCATTTGTCGAGAATGGTCTTTGTGGTCGGCCCACCCTCTGCGATTTCGCCAAGCCCCTTGGTGGTACCCCATACGCGGATATGGGCGCAGTTGGTCAGGCGGTAGTCGCCGTTATCCGCGATGGACCTGTTGCCGACTGCCACCCACCCACGTTGAAGCACCACGATGAAGAGGTCGCCCTGCACCTCGTTGCGGGTGGGTATACTGTCCTCTCTGACGTAGCGAACGTCGTCTATGGTCAAACTATCCGGCTTGCTCATTTGATCTCCTTTTGCCCTTTACAGGCTGTCAATTCCCCTCGCCGCGCCCTTACCCTTCACCTGTGCCGGTTTCGCCGCTGTGGGGCGGATTTGGCGGGGTGGTGGGCTATTCTTGCCAGCGGAAATGGCCGCGTTTGCCATAAAATGTGAAGTCCATGACGCCGCGCACCTCATAGCCGCCTTCTCGGTCGAACCAAAGCTCAACACTCCGCTCCACCTTCACCGGCTTCGGGCGCTGGAAGTGGCCGGTGAGTTTGACCACATCGTGCGTTGATGCGTCGTATGGGTCATCGCCACATGTTGCGTACTGTGCGGACTTGCCGGTCACCTTGTCCACCAACAGAAAACGCTCAACTTCCACCGTTTCCATCTCTGGCGGCGGCGGTAACAGCTTCGCCATGATCTGCTCGAAGCCGTATTCCACCAAAAAGCGGCCCTCTAAGCCAAGCGCCTCCCCGATTGCCGTCACTTGGTCTGCAAACATTTTCTCCAACTCCCCCATACTCCCCCCCCCTGCGCCGTGGCGCTATTTCCGTTTGATATTCCACTTGCGGCTCAAGCAAGTCGGGCAACACTTCGGATTATCCACCCTCGGCTCCCACTCGTAGCCGCAGCGCAGGCAGGTGCAAGGCGGCTTCTCTGATGGTTTCATGTGTTCTCCTTTATTGCCCGCAACTCGGAGACTTGGTATCTAGCCTCATCCCTCTGGGCTGTAAGTTTGTGTATGGCCGTCACGATGGCCCCTCCCGTGCTGTTGGGCTCGCTCACCGGCACATCTACCCCGCCGCCGCAGATCCCGTCAAGTTCGTTAGCCACTGCTGCCCAGTGGGTGCCATGTTGAGCAAGTAGCGTGCGAAGATTTGCGCCCTCCTCCTCTACCTTTCCTAACATAGCCCAAAGTTTTTCGTTTTCATTTTTTATTACCTGCCTACTTGCCTTGATGGTAAGTATTAAATCTTCCTGAGCTTTTACTTCACGCCTTAGCGCTGCAATGGCTCCATGTTGAGGTGATATCCAATATGCGGCGGCATTAATTAGCTTTTTCATTCTTCCCTTCCCTGCCGAGCTTACGCCCTCGGCTGGCGGTGAGGGGTTATTTGCAGAGGTGGCAACCGCACTTGGTCCCGGCAGCTTTCATTTTAGCGCCGAGGTGGAAAGCATCGTCTGCGGCGTCACGGTTGACACTGTTCTCAATCAGAAGGCGGGTGAACGCTTTCTTGTCATCGTGGTATCCGGCAATCTGCATGTTGACCAAAGCGTTTTTCCTTGTCATCTCATCCCCCTGTTGTGCGTTTCGTTCCCTGTGATTAGAGTTATACCAGCGGAGCGTTCCGCTGTCAACAAAGAAAATCACTGTGCTCGCAAAAAAAGTTTCAACGCTATTTTTACCCCTCTACGGGCAGTTTACCCCTCACCCTAGGCGATGTATGCTATTAACGGCCTTTGCCGGTTTTAACGGCATCCTTGGCCGCGCATGATACATCCCTTACTTCGATTTCAAATGCAGGAGCGCCGTCAATCGTCACAACTTCGATTTTCCCCGGCTTAATCTTGTCGATGATCGCCTTGAGCACGTCGCTTGTTACGTCCTGCTTGCCATCAAGAAACGCATCACCCGCCTTGTTCAGCTTCCCTGCGTAAATCCTGCCGGTCCACCCACACGCCACCACAATTTTACTTGCCATTTCTCGCCCTCCTTAAAGGCATGATTTGTTATTGTAGCACCTTGTCGCACAGCCTCACTACATCCACAGGTATCAGCGCCAGACGGTCACCGGCGGCATCATCAAAACTTGCCCACGTGTGGATCACCCTCAACGCACTAGCCATCGCCGCGTTTTCCCGTTCCAATCGCATCGCTTTTTGTATCGCCTCGTTCTTGGTCATAAACACCCCCCCTCGCAATTCCCCACCTCGCTACACAGGCACCCTTTCCCCTTGCAGTAGGCGGGGGATTGGTCGGGCATTATTGGCGTCTCCTTGGCGAAGAGTTGCCGGTCCAAGTCGATAAACATCGCCGCCTTCCGTTTATCGCCCACCTTTCGCTCCGCCGCCCATGCGTCCCGGTACTGCTGCATCATTTCATGTCTGCCACAGTAATAAACGTGTTTTACATCGTCGATAGCTATGGCCTCATTTCCATCGTGCGCCCGTAGCCACTGGCTCAACAATTTTGGATCATCCGTTAAAGTCACCTTCTGCCACTTGCCCTTAACTCTTACCGCACCGCGCATAAATACCTCACACTGTCAGGAAAGCTCAACCCCTCGCGCTTCATTATCACCTCTATCGAATCGGCACCATAGCCGCAGGCAAAACACTTGGCGCGGTTGCTTGCTGCGTGGTGGTGCAAACTCGGCTTGTCCTCCTTATGCCAAAGGCAAAGCGCGTAGCCTTGGTGAAAGTCTAGCAGCGATTCGATAGGCACAGACTTCGCCTCTGCCACCATCTCACCGTTGATACTGCCTCTTGTGTCAAACTCCCTCTTCGGCTTTTCCACTTTGGGCAGAGGCGGGGTGTACTCAAAAAGCGGTGTCTCCTTGATTATGTCTAGCAACGCGGCACGGTTCCCGCCAAGGTCCACCCACTCACAGATATCGCCCTTCAAAGGAATCCCCGGCAACAGCACGATTCTTGCTCCGTCACAGATACCGTGCAGTGTTTTTGCTATCATCTCTGCGTAGACCATCCCCGGCGCGTCGTTATCCCGCAGTATAGCAACCCTCTTGCCTTTCAGGTGCGGGATCATCTCAGCGGGGAACCTGCTATTGCTGCCGCTGTCAAAAGACGTACCGCAAAGCCCCCAGCTTGTCAGAATGTCCGCTTGCTTTTCCCCCTCGGTGAAAATGACAGCCTTGGATTTAAGGACGTTCGGCAAGTTGTAAAGGATAGGTTCCCCGCCCCTGCCTAACTGACGGCTCCCATCCTCTTTAAAATGCCAAAAAACAAACTCCTTTTTAGCCCCTTTCCTCCCAGGTTCAATCCTATGTTTAAAATACAACAAATCACCTGCTGCACTGTAATATTTATAAACTCCTGTAACCATATCCACCCCTTACGGTGTTAATAAAAAAGCATTCCTAGTTCTTGCGCGTGGATTTCCGGCAGTTTTGCGCCCTTCTTTAAATTGCATGTTGGGCATAATAGCTGAATATTATTGTCTGTGTTAGGGCCACCTTTGGTAATAGGTATAATATGGTCAAGGTGCATGCGCTTGGGTGTGATTTTTATTTTACAAATACGGCACTTACCCTTTTGAAGATTTAATAACTTTGTAGCAATTCCTTTTGACAATTTACCGCCAACTTCTTTTATTTTAGCCCTGTGCCTATGACTATCTATTCGCCTTACCATTGGATTGTTTTTATAGTATTGCAGTTTATATTGTGCAATCTCGTTTTTGTTTGTCACGCGATATTGTTTTGACCGTTCTTTTATTTTGTCTTTATTAAATTCATAATATTTGCGATCACTATCTGCCAAAAGTTCTTTTTTTGATTCTCTTCTTTGTTTTGATCTTTCTAAAATCTTGTCTTTATTAGCCTCATAATACTCATTGAAATACTCTTTGCTTTTCTCGTATCTCCGCTTGGATCGCGCATTGGTGCATTTCCTACACTCCCCGTATTTATTAACATTTTCGGGAGTCTTTTCGTGACCATTTCTACACAACTTAATCATTTTTCAGCCTTTTCTACGTCCCATTTTCGGCTGAGACAATTCGGGCATGCAACCGGCTTTACTACCCTCGGCGTCCAAGTCCATCCACATCGTTTACATTCGACCATAATAACTCCTTTAACACGAGATACTGCACAGTATCATCATGATGTTGTTGTGTCAATCTATTATTTTGCCGTCATACCCAGGGTATGGCTGTCAACTTTATTCGGACTATTCGCAGCACGAATATTCTGTGATTTTATCCAGTTGGACACGTTGATGGTTATTGGCTTCAAGTCCTTTCCAAGATTATTCGGCCACGTAGAAAACTTGGTCCGGTATTTATGCGCGGCCCACCCTTCGCTATAACCTTTCACTTTGGCGTGTTGCAATAGCTGCGAGTACCAAGACTGCTTTTCCTCCATCGTGGGTTTCTTGTCCTTCTTTGACTTCTCTTTGCCTGTGCCGCCCTTGTAGACGATTTCCCCTAATACGGCGTCTATCTCTTCCACGTCTTGCCCGTACCTCTCCTTAACCGGTATCGTGCCGCAATGGGGGCATTTTAGCTGCCCTGTGTAAACGTGGTGACAGGAGAGGCAAGTTATCGGGCGGGAGTTGCGCTCTTTGCGCTCGTCGTTTTTCTCGCTTGCCGTTCTGGTCTTTTCATCCAATGACCAATTCGTGATTTCAGTAATTGGGCCATGTTCCCAATAAACCCCTGCCATGTCTAAAAGGATCATGTCGGTTTTGCCGCCTGCAAGCCTCATCCCCCTGCCGACACATTGCAGGTACATGACGATTGATTTAGTAGGCCGCGCCATAATCACACAGGAAATTGAAGGTATATCTACCCCCTCGGTGAACACGGCGCAGTTGCAAAGAATCTTGAACTCACCCTTTGCATACCGCTTAAGAATATCCTTGCGCTCTTCGGAATCTGTTGCGCCGTCCACATGCTCGGCGTCGATGCCCTCGCTCCTGAACTTCTCGCAGACGGCCACCGAATGAGCCACAGTGGTTGTGAAGCAAACAGTCTGCCGATTCTCGCCCAACTCCTTCCACTTCTGCACAACGTTAGCCGTGATCGCCCCTTGCATCATCGTCATGCTCAACTGCTTCTCGTTGTAATCCCCGGCGGTGATCTTGACTCCCTTCAAATCCGGCTCAAAGGGGGCAAAATACCGCACTGGGACAAGGAACCCTTGGTCAACAAGGTTCGCCATTGTCTCGACAATGATTAGCTCGTTGTACATGGAGCCAAGGCCCATGCCCGATTTCCGGCAAGGTGTCGCGGTAAATCCTAGCAGGAGTTTAGGCGCGTACTTCTCGATAATCTCAACGTAGGTCGCCGCCGTGCTGTGGTGCGCCTCGTCTATGACGATCATGTCATAGTGGCCGTAGTCTTTGTGTTTGATGCGGCGTATCATGGTCTGGACACTGGCGAGGTCAACATTGTGCCTCGGGTCATGAATCTCCCCGGCCTTGATAATGCCATGCCTGATTTCATAATGGTCCATGTAGTCCGACACCTGATAAAGTATCTCCGTCCGATGAACCAAAAACAGGACCCTTGACCCTTTAGCCGCTGCACTGTTTATGACGTTGGACAGCATGACTCCTTTGCCGCTGCCGGTAGGGGAGCACACCATAATTTTGTTTTTCTTTGCGATGAAGGCTGCGCGGATCTTGTCAAGCGCGCTTTGCTGGTATGGTCTAAGCTGCATTACCCTCTCTCCTATATATCGACCAAGTAGTCATTGGTATTATCAAGGTAGCCTTTAGCAGTTATGTGACTGTGGTTGGCATTGCACAAGCATTGCTCCAAGCATGCTCCAAGCATTGCTACAAGCATTCCTTTTTTCTCCGTGCGTCCCATGATGCTTTTGCTGCTGCTGCCGCTTTCTGACTGGCTTTAGCACTCTTTTCTATCTGCCTATTTATCTCTATGTCAGCTCGTAAATGACGGAAATTACCTCCACCCTTGACAAAATATTTCGACAAGATTTTTCGCACTGCTTTCTTTTCGTCAACTGTATACGCTTTACATATTCGGTAGTTAGGTTCAAAAGTGTCGGGCAAAAAATTGCACGTAGAATAGTAAAAATCCAACAGCAAACGGTATGCGCCGTGCTCAACTAGTGACAAGTCTGCCGTGTCTTTGGCGTAATCGCCAGGGTAGAAGGCATACCAAGGAAGCCCCATGCTATTACTCCTTGGCGGCGGCAACGGCCATAATTGCTTTGCATACCTGTTCTGCCTGATGAACGGGGAATATGACAATAGCGTCATCCTCACACATCCACGGTTGGCGAACGACAATATCCCCATCCTCGTTTAGATACACATTCAGCGCAGAAAATTTGATCTCCATTTGCCACCCCTAAAAAAGCGCAAAGCCACTAAAGGGAGTGCGGTCCTTTTAGTGGCTTTGCTAGACTGGCTCCCAAGGCGGGAACCAAATCATATCGTGTCTCCCTCATCCCGCACGGTGAGGTCGTATTCAATTGTTCCGCCATAATAAAGGATCTGCCGCCCAATTGCAAGAGTCAAACCACCGCGCCCCTGAGTAATCTTTGCGCCAGCAAGTCCTTATTCAATCCCGTATACACTTTTGACAGTCGCTCATCTTCTTGCTTCAGTTCCTTGTGAACCTGCGCGGATGTTTTGACAATCTTTACCTTCTTGCGCGGCACGGGCTTCATCACCTCTACCTGCTCATAAATGACGCTATGCTTGGAGGTCGCAGCCCACTTCTTACTTGACTCATACCGCCGCCTCTTTTTGCATGATTCACAGTACATCTTGTTGTTGCGGCCCTTAACCATAGTTTCACAGCCTTCAGTACCGCATTTGCGGACCTTAGCTGCTTCAATATGCTCGGGGCAGCACCCTTTAGCGTTTGACTTCATCAGCCCCTTGCAGCCCGGGTATGGGCATGGAATCATCGGCAATAGGGCAGGCATACAGTCCTCCGTTTGCTTTTACCAGGGAATAAATGCCGGATGCCATACTCATGGATAAGCACCGAGAGATGCCCACCAGTGACCCCTAGCACTTCTGCCGCGTCTATCTGGCACATACCAGCGGTAGCAATAATGTCTTCCTTGCTGATGCAGCGGCGGCGAGCGGGGTTGAAATAATGCGTCATCCCTAGACGCTTCATCCGCTGATTGAAATGGCAATAATTGACGCCTAATCTCTTAGCTGCGGCTTTCTGGCTCATCCCGGCGCATGATGTGATATCGCTGTAGGTCAGGCCGCAAAGGATTTCCCGGCTGATTCGCATATCACCTCCCCGGCAAGAGATCGCGGTCGAAGTCGAAGCCTTTCATCTGCCACGTTGAACAGTGACAAACAGGACACATAATGCGTGGAGGCATAGCCCCGGCTTGGGGTGTCCTGACCGTGCGATGGTTGCACTTCGGGCAGCGGCCCTTTGCTGTATACAGGTAGCGGAACCTCAGATCCGCTGCGAACTCCTTGGGTATCGCTATCATTTGCCCTCCTCCTTGTACTGCGGCCAATTGCCCTTGACTTGCGCCATCTCGGCAAGGTCCTCGTCCGTCAGCTCGTCAAAAAAGTTGTCCATGTTTGCTTGGCACCGGCAGAGGTATCGGTCGCATTTCTCGATCAGCAAGTCCTCAACCCTGCCGGGAAAGCTGTCATGCAGCCGCACCAGATGCTTCAAAATGCCCTCGCATTGCTGCGATTGGTACGGAGTAAGGGGTAAGCCCTGCACATGCTGTAAAACGGCCTCTATTAGCGACAACCCGGCGACTATCGGCACATGGCCGCGGGGGAGCATCCTCTCTATCGCGGCGGCTCTTGTTCTGGCTGCGTGGCCCATTAGATGCCTCCCCGTAGATGGTTGCAAATAAGCGGTGACACGTAGTGACTCCAGTGCGCCTCGGCTAGTTCAGTTGCTCTATTGCTCATCTCCCCTCCTAAGTCGCGGTGCTTTGCACGTTCTTTCTCGGCCATGATATCCCCCCTTACCAGTCGGCACGTTCGGCCAAATCAGTGTTAACACCATCCCAAAAATCTATCTTAGCTTGGCGAAAGTTGAACATCTCCCAAGGGCGCGGGTCTGGCACAGGCCCGGGTCCGTACCCTTCGGGGTCGGGGTCGTTATCATAGCCAGTGAAACCGCCTTGGCGGAGCGCGGCCAACATACAACCGGGACACTCGCCGCTAAGGTCTTTAAGCGCCCGCATCCCCACCTCATCGCCGCATCCAAGGGCCTTGACGAGCTCCGCAACCGGCTTCGGGGCCGCGTGGACCACGGCACAAAATCCGCAGGTTCTATTTGGGTTGGCAGTGCAGTTGCGCTCATGCTTGGCAATGTGATATGCCGATGCGCCCGACTTCTTGCAGAATTCACAGAAGTACCTCCATTTCATTTCGCGCCTCATACTCCCTCCAAAGCGCCACAAGGGGCGCAGGTTAAATTAACTGTTTCGCTTTGGCCCGGTAGTGGTCGCGGATTTCGATTAGCTGCTCGATGGTCCACTTCTGCGGCGCTATTGGTCCTTCCAGTCGGTCAACCTCCGCTTGCCCGATCTTGCGGATTAGGTTGACGCGGTAAAGGGCGATGTTGCCGGATAGGTGGTTATTACAGGCGCTGCACTGTTTATTGCATCCAGCCTCATCAAAGCGAAGCTCTGGCTTGGCTCCAACACTCATGTAATGCCCCGCGTGATACTGCCCGTTGTGGTGCCGCTGGCAGGATATGCAAGGCTCCGCTGCGTCCCGCGTTCGGATGTACTTGTTGAACTCCACCTGTGCGAGTTTGAGCCAGTCCCGGCGCGTCCGCTGCTTCACCTTCTGCTCCCGGTGCGCTTTATGCTCCCGTTTCTCGCGCTCCCGCTTGGCAAGCTCAATGGCGCAATCGGGGCCGCACACCTTATGGCTAATGCTCAGTTTCGTATAGGGGGTGCGGCATACCTTACACTTGGATTGGCGGGGCGGCATTAATCACCCTCCATGTAGTCGGTCCATTTGACCCCTTGTTGCGTCCCGAAAGCCACGGCGCACTCGATCATTTCCGACATTTCGGCAACGGTCATCTTTGATGTATGAGCACCGATAACCACAAAGCCACCGTCAAGCCCCGGCACTACCTTGAGACGTTTGAGCGCGGCGGTAAATACGTCCTTCCACTCTTCCTTGGTCAGCTTCTGGCCGTGCCACACTACCTGCTCGGAAACATCGGTAAGGGTCGCCCACATCCGCGCATTTTGATCTAAACTCCTGGTGCTCTTGCGCTCACGGACGATAACCTCATGGATAGGCATAAGCGGCAAACTGGCGATGATCTCAATGGCGCGGTGCCGCTGGTCCTCGCCCACTATATTGATAGAGGTTTTCATGGCCGAAGCGCCTTGAGATCGGCAATCATCGTTTCTACGGAAGCGTTGAAAGCGATAACTGCGGATTCCATCTCTTGAATATCACCCTCGTCTCTGCGAAACCGGACCACGAAGAGTTGTAGGTCTTCCGGCAAGCGCGGGTCGTAGGAAACGAAGTCAACCCACTTCCGGCCCGTACAGGCGAGTTGCCACGTCATCTGCTTGACGTAGGTGGTGGGAGGTTCCCCACACAGGAGATATTCAATATGGGCGGCAGTGTTGGGACACTTTATTTCAAGCAGCCCTTCTTCCCCGATACAGCCATCAGGGCTTGCTCCCGCCATCGGAATAGTGGGATGGTCGACAAAGGCCACTTGTTCGACAGTATTACCGCTGATGAACTCGTAGCACTCACGCGCTATCGGTTCTAGATCGACTCCGCGCTGCATCGCGCTGTTCGTATAGGTTTCTTCAACGGTGCCGGTGAGTCGTTCGCAGACGAGCTGGGCGCGATAATTTCGGACCCCTGCCGACTCAGCAGAACCCTTGCCCTTGCTCATCACATCGCCAACCCTTGATGCTGTGACTTTGCCGAGCCTCAACGCGAACCATTCGGGAGTTCCTTGGATGATCTCGGTCATTTGCCCCTCCGCGCTTCCAGATTCTTCACAGCCGATGTAAACCTAGCAGCCGGGAGAAGTGCAATATCGTTCACCTTCATGAATGTGCAGAACTTAGATAGGTCCGCGCCAACCTCATGAGCCAAACTGATAAGGTCCGACACCTGGGCCTCGGTGATAAGTTCCACATCTGCCGCCCCTGCCGCTTTGCCGTCATCGTCCATTTCCCGGCTTGAAAGACCGAGAATGGCGTAGAGGGTGTATCGCTCAAGGTAAGAGACAGTGGACCCTATCGCTTGTATTGCATTCTTGCTTCCGCTGGTATCCGGTGCCGCCGAAAGGCTAGTCGACTCGGAATGGCCCATGCGGTGAGTCACGGTGCATTCAACGGTGATGTTGTTGCCCTCTTGCCGCGTCTTCCACTGGTGGGACAGCCCAAACTGTGAAAGCAGAGGCTGTATTGCCTCAATGGACTCTGACAGCCCCGCGTACTTGATGTTGTGGCCGCTGCGCTTCTTGGCAATTGCCGGTGCCTTTTCGCGGAAGTCCGACATTGCCCCGTTGAATGCTTTACGCGCTTCGTTCGCCTCATAGCGCAGTTGCAGGTCGAAAAGCTGCTGCATCTGCTCAATACTGGCGTTGGCCTGCTGCGCCCGGTCAATTAAATCCATAGGCGTGACTGCTCTAACTGCTACCTCGTTACTCATCTCCCCTCCTTAACCGCCGCCGAATGAACGACGCGCATATGGTCTTTCTCGCCTTGCCCTTTCTTGACCTTCTTGCCGCAAACCTTGCACACGACCTTGGGATACTTCGGCTTTGTCGTGCTGTGGAAGTCAAATGACCCTGCGCCCTTGTCGCCTCGGCAATTTTTGCACTGGCGAGGGTAACCGACCGGGCTACCAAGTAACTCTCCGCACGTCTCGCAAAGTGTTCCGTCAAGCATCATCTCGGCTATTTCTCCCACTAGCCCTCCTTAACCGCCGCAATAGCGGCCTCAAGATTTTTGACAGTTTCCTCTTTGCTCTCCCGCGTTAGGGGGTGCTGGCAAAACGGGCAGAGGGGGGCAAAGTCGCGGAACCTGGCCGGGTAGAGCACGGTGATTAATGTTTCCGCCCCACATTCCCCGCAGTCACACTTGACAGAATGACACTTTTGCTCACTCACTTTGGGCCTCCTTTGCTACCTTGTCGGCAAGGGCGCAGGCTTCGGCGTAGGTTTTTGCTGTTGGGCATTTTTCACCGTCTGACCCTCTAAAACTGCAGCAGATACCTGTAGCTGCAAGCGCAGGTACGGTTTCTTCACAGCAGGGGCAATCGTCGCAGTCCACGGCCCCATCACTCATAAACCTCGGATTCTCAACTTTCACTTGCCACCTCCTTGACTCTTTCCTTGTCAAATCTGACTGTTTTGCAACGAGGACACATCCTAACATCCGCACTGCGCGGAGTCCATCCGTGGCCACACTGTTTGCATGTGATAATGGTAATCTTAATTTTCATTCGTTCCCCTTTCTATGAGTGTGCCGCATAAGTAAACCTACGACTGCACCTTATATGAAAGTAAAATCACTGTCAACACAATAATCACCTCTGGCATAAAAAAAGAGGCTGCTGGGTAGCGGCCTCTCTGTGAGAGTGGGGGGTGATTTTATGACAGTGTCGAATATTTCACACTGTCTCAGGTACAGGTGTTGACTATTCCTCAACCACCCAAATAGTGTTGACTATTCTTGTCAAGTGTTAATTCTACGTGCACAACCAATAAAAACGGTAGCTTGCCAACGGATCTCATTAAAAGTGAAAAAACTGCGGTATTGTAATTTTAGGCCGCGCAGCGTGTAGTTAAGACTAAGGGCATGTTGCCAAAGAAACTGATGCAAACTGAGAACCGTGGGAAAGCCTCTCTTTCCCACTGCCCTTTCACTCATGGTTGTTGCTGAAAACCGTCTACCTTTCCTCTGTTTGGTGACCGCATCGGTCACAATAACGGCGGTTGTCCTTGATGTGAGTTTTACCGCCACACTTTCTGCACGGTACTCCCGATGGCTCTGACATGGGCCATGCCTCCTTTTAGTTGTCGCGGCTCTTATGCTGCGCCTTGTCTGCGATCATTGCCGCGAACGCTCCCAAATCTGCCGCCTCGTCAATTACCCTCTGCGCTGTCCCTTTGCCGCACTCTAGTTCCCACGCCGCCGTGAAAAGCTCCTCGTACTCCCTCTGCGCTAAGTCCAGCAGTTCGCGGAGAGAGTGAACCCGCCAATCGCCCTTTGCGGCGTTCTTCGGCAGCGATAGGGTGCGCCACATTGAGAGGGCAAAGCGGATGACTAGCAGGGCGCGGCGGATGCGGTTCACTTAGCCTCCCTTGCGGCAAGCATGGCGTCGGCTTCCGCGTACTTCCAAGCCGATACCGCACGCCGCCACCACAAGAACCATGCGCGGTAATCATTAATCGAATACTCGGGGCGGTCCCATCCCAACTGATGAGCCACGGTAGCCGCAGAGCAGTCTTTATCGGGACCTTCCGCCTTAGCCGCAAGGTAGTCGCGCAGTGACATGCCTGGGTAGTAAAAACCTTGCTGCTGGTATTCAGGTGTCATTACATCCGCTACCGCTGCCGGAAACGCTGCCCCTCCATCGTTTTTGCTCACCGTTCCTCCTCCTCGCCGCACTTTTTGCAGCGTATAAATGTGGTGCCATCGGGAGCCGTGCCGACCTTATGCCAGTCGTGGCCGTCGCTCTCGCAGTCCCATGCGTCAGGGCCAGCTATCCCCATACGCGGCCACACGAAACACGGTCGGCCGACAGCGTGAGGCCCTCGCGCTCTAGCTGCTTGCGGCGGTGGTATCCGTGGTGGAGTTCGGGCGGCAGGCACCTGTCAAGCGTTGACTGCGCCCCTGACTTGTGGCCCTCCATCCTTGCCACTTCGGCACGAAGGTAGAGGTTCTGTGCGGTAAGGCGCTCCATACGCTCGGCTATCATCTGGTCTGCTTGTTGGCGTGGGGTCATTTGCTGGCCTCCTTCTCTGCTGCTTCTGCAAGGGCGCAGGCTTCGGCATTTTCCCACTTACAACCATACCCATCGACTACGCAGCGATCAGGGGGGGTAGAGTTAGGCACATCGCCTGTATCAAGCAGACAAGGTGCGGTTTCCTTGCATTCTTTGCAGATATATTTCATTTCTTCACCTCCTGCGCCCTGTACCTCGCTTCCTCAAACAGCGCTTGAGCCAGCGTTGCGGACTCCCGGTCCTCTTGCATCGCCAGCTTCGCTTTCTTTGCCCTCTGCTCCTCGGTCATCTGTTGGGTAGCGACTACCGCGTACATGCTGGCACAGATGATGAGCGTTACCGTGAACATCGTCAGTTTAGATCGTCTGTCGGTCATGATGCCCTCCTTGATTGCAGGTTATGCGGCGTTTTCTGCCAACTTCCGCCTGATGAATTCAAGCCCCTTCTGGTACACGACCGTCTTGAATGAAACACATACTGTTCCGTCCGGTTTCTCAAAGGTCGATTCGACCACGCGGAAGTAGCCGGAGTTGCAAAATTGCTGATATGGGATGTTGCGACCGTCCAGCACACCTTTTGAGCGAAGGATGTTGAACAGCGTATTCCGCCCAAAGGGAAGGTTGAGTGTCTTTGCTGCCAGTGCCATGTCGATAGCGGTCTTACTGCCGGTCACAGTGTCGAAAAACTCTGCCTTCGGTGCCATGAGTGCTATCTGTTCGGCTTGGTCAGCGGCAAGCCTTAACGCTTCGGCGAATGTCTGCGGGAGTGTCGGGAGGTTGGCGCGGCCTGAAGATACAGCGTCAAAGGTCTGGATAACCTTGACCTTGAATGCAGGACTTATCCACATGGCGTAATCGTAAACGAGGTCTTTAGCCACAAACGTTCCAAGTTGCTGTTTCGCGGCAATAACCGGAATTCCGGTTTTTTCGTACTCCTTGATAAGCTCGTCGGTCTGCTTGTTGGAAAGCCATTTTCCCGGCTGATGCCTAGACTCCCCTCCGCTGGCTTTGTGCAGGTCATTGAGGCAGTATCTACCTTCTGAGTCCTGCTTTATGTTGGTGCTAGCAACGATCAATTGCATGGCTCAACTCCTTTACCTAGAAATACCTTGTCACACTCCGCTACTGAAAATCTTGGGCTGTTGCCTGCCATGCCGTGAATTAACTTTCCGTCTTTCCTCATTCGGTTCACCATGCTCCTACTGACTCCGTACCTGTCACAGACCCCCTTGATGCTCAAACCTTCCGCTGCCATTGGCTTTACCTCCCTTTGTCTTTGCTTATGCGTGCCCGGCTGTGTCTATGTGATTCACGTTATATCTGAATGAGAGAGGGAGGTCAAGCGTTATTTTAGTTATTTATTTTTAAGACAGAAAAAGCCCCAACTCAGAGAGAAGGGGCCTTGATTGAAAAAATGCTCTGCCAAGGGAGGGTGCTTGGCAGAGTGCCAAATGGCGAGGGTGGTTACTTGTTCTTTTCTGCGGCTTCGAGGAGTTTAGCCATTGCGGATTCCGAGACGGCCCAACCGTCGAACGGCATCGGCTGTCCCGCTTTCACGGCCACCGCTCGCGCTTCCGGCATTACCACCGTCCGGTGTAGGCAACCTGCCAATCCGAGCACTGACAGCATCAGCGTCACCGCTAACAACCTCCTGCCGCAACTCCTGTATGTCTTGGTCGATTTCATCCCGGTATCGATCCTCCACTTTCTGCGCTGAGTAGTAATCGCGGAGCCAGAGGGATACTAGCCCCGCCAGACCCGCGAACGCCTGTAACCAAACCGCTGTCACGCCGCTGTGTCGGCGGTGAATACGGCAACCGCGCCAGCAATAGCAGCACCGGCTACAGCGACAGCTTCTGCTTGCTCGGGGGTGACGTGGATGCCGGCAGCGGTGATGATGGTGATGATGCCAAGCCAAGTGGATCTTTCTTTCAAACGGTCTACGAGGAAATTAAGCATGGTCTTTTTCTCCTTTTTTAGTTGTGCTGGTTTATTGCCATTGGCGCCACGGCCAACGTCGAAAGCATGTGTACTCTCTGCCGCAGACGCATTTGTACTTGTCGCCTTTTTCAGCGCCTTTCGGTTGATATATTTCGCATTTGTGCCCCGGCATGAATCGCTCCAAAAATTTCATTATCTGCCTCCTTTTCATTCTTCTGCCGACACTTCCGGCACTCTTCAGGGTTGCGCTCCCGGCAAGGTCCGCCGTTCACACATTGGTTCATTTTGTAGCTGTGGTAGGTCAGCACCTCGCAATCCAAGTGCTCAAATATTTGGCCTGATCCGGTCTAGCTGATGCCAAGGCCTTGTATTTAGCGATTCGCGCATCTTTGAACTCAGCCGCCAACTTTGTGCCGTCCCGCTTGTTTGCCGCCGCGATAGTGACCGGTCCAATACTGCCATCAGGCATAACGCCAAGAATGCGTTGGAGGATCATTGCAGCAGTACCGGGGCCTTGGTTGACTGCCGAGTCGTACAGCTTGTTTGCCAGCTCCTGCGATGCGAAATCATCCAACCTCAGCACATCCCAAAAGTTGGCCTTGTAGAACTTACAAACCATATCCTGCAACGCCTCATTTGGCGCTAGAGCCGCGTCCACCTTCCTGGTGAACTCCCTGTATGCTTTTGTCCCGCAAGGTGGCTGCTGGCCCAATTTGGCGAGTTCTTCGGACACTATCGGCCATCCCTTCCATGCAGGGTGTATCTTGGACGCGATGCCTCGATATGTGCCATGCCCCGCAGAATCGTTACCCCTGTCATCTGGATCGTTCTGCCATCCGCCTTCATTGCTTCGGGTGACCCTGTCTGCAATCTCGAAACTCGCCATTCCCCACCTCAAGAGTTAGCCCCGGCGAACCGGGGCGCA